ATCTCTGCATTGAGATCAATACACAAGGGCCTACAGTCAGGTAGTTCTAGTGACACTCATATCTCAACAAAGCTTGATGGTGCTCCTGCGTTCCTTGCTATGCGTCATCCAAAGACGGGTGCTGTGATGGTTGCAACGAAGCATTCTGCTCTCGGCAAGACACCTCGCTATGCATCCTCACATGAAGAAGTTGATCAGCATTTTGGTCATTCACCAGGACTTGCAAAGAAAATGCATCACTTGCTCAATCATGTTGGTAAGGTGCTTCCTGCAAAGAAAGGTGTTGCATATCAAGGCGACTATATGCATGATACGCATGACTTGCATCACTCAGATCACGAAGTTTCTTTCAAGCCGAATACCATCAAATATCATGTTAGCAAAAATACGCCTGAAGGAAAAAAAGCAGCAAGCTCAAAGATTGGCGTAGCATTCCATACACAGTTCACAGGCAACCATGAGCATCCAGAATCAATGCATGCTCATCCAATCGAAGATCATTCTGCATTTAAACAGCATCCAGATGTCCACCTTATTTCACCAGAGGCTAAATTAAAATGAGTAACTTATCACCTGAAGAAAGCAACAAGGTAGAACATCATCTAGCAAAGGCAGAAGAAATTCATAACAAACTGCCAGCAGAACACCATGACATTATTGGTAAGCATGAAGAGCATTTTACTACCTATATCAACAAGACAGTTCGCACAGGTGAAAAGCCATCGACTGCAGGATTGAGAGCACATGTTGCATCTCGAATGGGCAATGAAGTTGACAAGGTGAAGACAGAGAAAGCAAAAGCGGCAAAGACAGAAAACATGAACAATGCTCTTGGTCACCATGATGCACATGAATCTCATTTCTCAAAGGCATTGCAGATTCATAATCATGTCCAAGCAGCAAAAGATATCTTGACTCACGGATTGCATAAGGCACAGGAAACACACAATCCTATGTCTCAGTCAATTGATGACAAGAAAACAGATCCTGAAGGATATGTGGTTAAGCACAAAGGCCAAATTGTAAAGATGGTAAATCGTGCAAAATTCTCTCAAGCAAACTTTAATGTAAAGAACTCATTTAAAAAATAATGAGAGTAATTGTTGTCTATAAAGGTGGATTTGGTGGAGAATACATTTGTTCTCTACTACACGAAGCAATTCTAAAAGACAAAAATACTAAAGATTTTCTTGTAGGTTTTAGAAATAGATATAACTTTACCTTTGACAACAGTTTTTTTATTCTTGATTATTTAATTAGATTACACTTTAACAATATAAGTTTCGATCAAGTAAGACAACAACGTAATTTAAATCAAACAAATTTAAATTTAATAAAAAAATACTATGGTAAAGATTTAAAAGTGTTTTGCGATGATAAGATTAAACAAAGCAGTGAGTATCAAATTAATAAGATCCATTTAGATTTTAATGTAAATTTAAATTTTGAAGACATAATTCCTGGAAACAAAGTAATAGTATTAGATTGTGATCAAAAATATTATGGCTCTTTTATGCTATTGTTTTTATATAAGACAATGCATGATAGAGGAAAACCTAATTTTTGGCTCAATACTAAGCAAATGTGGATAGATCGCATGTTTAATATGATAGAAACAAATATGACAAAGCCTCATATTTTTAATGGTCAGTATAGGCTAGACGTCTTTGATTTATTCTATAATGATAAAAATATCAACACTGAACTTTCAAATTTTCTAAAAACTAAGGTACAACTAAAACCTATCAAAGATTACGGTATCAAAAATAAAAGAATATTAAAAGATTTCTTTGATTATGATCTTGAAAAAAACTACACCTCAAATGAGATAAAAAATAAAGTGCTTGAATTTATTGATGAGAATTACTGATGAATATATCTATTGATAATTGGAATGGGTTTATCCCTGTTTCCTTTACACCCGGATTAGGTGGTGAATTTTTTGCACATCTCCTTCATTATAGACATGAGAAATTTAAACATGAAAATTTTCCGTTCAATAATACAGGAAAATTTTCATATGTTAATGAAGAAAAACCGCTTGTATGGAATTCAGATAAGAGTCTTTTTGGTTGGTTCTTAAAAAGTGACTATAAAAATACACCTGCAGACCACAATATTTTAGTAAATAAAATGAAAATATCAAATGATTATTCAGACCTTTGCAAAGACATAGATAGGTTTAATCGTTTGAGTTTTGCTATTGCTGTTTATACAACAAAATATTGTGGTAGTTTATCCATGAATGTTTTTGATGATAATTTTATTACAGAATTGACTAAAATATATAACACTGCTACAGATATAACTATACAAACAGATGACTATAAGATAGCAGTAGTGCATCCTTCTTGGCGATGGTTTAGGCATAAACAAGATTATCCTTTATTTAATAACGCAAAAGCAATTCAATTATATTGTGATCCTAAAAAAGGCTGGTTGTTTTGGTTGCTTGTATTTAACAAAATGTATTATTATTATGTAGAATATGTTAAAGCAGGTGAAACTTTTAGAAAAAAATTCTTTGATAATTTAGAAAAAAATTTCATTGATAGAGTAGACAATAAATATGCTATTGATTTCTGTAATCCTTTTGAAAGAGAAATAAATTTTAATTTAAATATAGATTCTTACAGCATATATTTTGAAAAAAAAGATCATAGTCATATTTTATCAGAATACTTAGAACAAAATTTTACTATTCCTAAAGAAGCAATCGATTATTATTATAATATTAATACTAAAATAATCAAACATTTTGAACTAGACTACACAGAGAATTTTGTTACTGGTAAAGAATTATACAACAAATTTATGAAACACGGACCCTATGAGTTTAAAAAATGACATTTCAAACAATTATAAGAAAAGATGTAATTGACGGTTTAACTGATTGGGTATGGCCTAAAGAAGATACAGGGCTTTGGATCGGACCTAGAGATGATTGGGAAAGAGCAAAGCCTTTTATTCTTGATCAGTGTGATGGATTTCATACAGCAGTTCAAGCAGGCGGCGGATGTGGTATGTATCCTCGACTACTAGCACAGATGTTTCAGAGGGTATACACATTTGAACCAGATGCATATAACTTCTATTGCTTAGCAAATAATTGCAAAGAAGAAAACATCTACAAATATAATGCAGCTTTAAGCGATAAACATCGGACTGTCACTTTAATTAAACCTACCCCAGACAATCGGGGAACAGGCAGCATTTGCACTGGAAGTCATGAGATTTCAAATTCAGGTCCAATTCCTGCACTAATGATTGATGATTTTGAATATGAAAAATTAGATTTAATCTATCTAGATATTGAAGGTTATGAGAAATATGCAATTAAAGGTGCAAAAAATTCTATTAACAAGCATAAGCCTATGATTGGTTGTGAGACCGTTCATAATGGTGTAATGGAAATGCTTGAAGGTTGGGGCTACCTTGCTATAGACAAAACAGGATTTGATACTTTTTTTGTTCATGAGTCAAAATACAAAATAAAGACATATGTGTGAGTATTACTATTCAAGCATATCCTTAAAATATAAATAAAGCATAAGATTAACCGAGTCAAAAGCCCAAGGGAAACCTCGCACATGACAGATGCAAAAGACACTCCTGCTCCGGAGTCTGTAACAGACGTTGCTAAAAAAGAAAGCAGCAAAACTTCAAAGAAGTTGAAATCATCGACTGTGAAGGATGTTATCTCGAAGAACCGCACAATGACAGGTTCTCCTCCAGATCAGATTGATATTAATCCTGTTCAAGAGAACGCTCAGCATGAGCATACAGCTGTTATGGCGTTTGGTCGTTTCAACCCACCTACAGTCGGACATGAAAAACTTATCCATAAGGTCGAACAAACGGCAAAATCAGTTGGCGGTTCTGCACATATTATTGCATCTCATTCAGAAGGTGACTCAAAGAATCCGTTGCCATCTAGCAAAAAAGTAGAATACATCAAGAAAGTTGCAGATCATGGCACTCATGTCTATGCATCTTCAAAAGCACAACCAACACTCCTACATCATGCAGCAGCTCTTCATAAGAGCGCACA